AACTGTTTGATTTAATGCTCCTGCTGTATGAGGACCTGCCCCTGAACCAGCATATACAAGCCCCCCTACCGTCCAAGCAGGTGCAAGAGTGTGAAGATGAACAATCGTCCCGGGCAACAGAAATACTCCAGAAGCATCTGCATTGATAGTTGCTGCCGCTAAAACACACCCGGGCATGGTGGCAGCAGCGTCCGCATCAGTCAAGGCCGCCTCACCGCTTGCATTGATAAAACATAGCTGGCCGAGGGCTACGTTTTCATGGGCTGTCAAGGTAACTATATTCCCTTCCCATGTATCAGCAGCAGGGGCAGGAGCTGTATCAATGGAATGGCCATTTAGGTCAAGATCCCCACCAAGTTGTGGAGTGGTATCTTTGACGATATTCTCTCCCAATTTAAGCATCAAACACCTCCTTAGCTCCTCCTCATACCAGATAGATGGAATGAGCAAGATTCCCCAGAATTTGCTTTCACTCTGATCTGTTCCAGATTCCGAGCATTTACACTTAACTCGTGTATATCATTTCCATCAATTGTTTTATCATAGGCAAGAAAGGATGCCACCGCAGCAGGGGATTCCCCTGATGGAGAATGGGCTACTCTGTAAGATTGAATCAAAGCAGACTGATTTACAATCCTAACAATCCCAACAACATCTGCATTTGCAGGCACCTCATATAGTTGAGCCTCTGTCACATTTGCTGGTTTCAGCGCAGCTAATCTTAAATACTGAACAGTCATTTTAATTCCCTCCTTTTAATTATAGAGTGCTATAAAAGAAACCAATAGTTTCTTCAGTATCCACTGCTGTCTTGGTAGCCTTCTGTGTTGCAATTACCGTATCACTGTTTGCCGCCAAAGTTCCATCTGTATCGTAAGTCAACCCCCAAGAAGCATCACCATTAGCATCTCCCGTCAATATGGTGCTCGCAGCTTTGCCTGTAAGCAAGCGAATAGTGTAAAAGAAACCCTTCAGCCATGCTTTTGCAGTGGTTCCAATTCCACCTTCATTATCTGCTCGCGGCACTATGTTTTTCGTAGCCATTTCTTCCTCCTTAATGAGACAGATATTCAATATCAATAAGCATCTTTGTACCTATGCCAGTATTTACTGTTTGTCTTGCTTGTAAAACTCCAGCAACAAATTGAAGTTCTATATGTGCACCATTAGGTCTGGATAAATAAGTTATGTTCTCATATCCCAAACAACCTCCAGCATGAGCCAAGCAAGTTCGATCATTCTCATGTCCAAACTCATCTTCATATAAAACGCCCACAAGAGCGGAGAATCCCATCCCTGAAGAAATGACCAATTTTGTATTATACCACATTCCGTTTTCAGGCAGTGTGATACGTGTCTTTACATTTGTCACGGAGCTGTAAGTGTTCTGCAAAAGCATGTTCAAGAATTGTGGTGTTGATCTATGACCAAGAACCTCATCAATTCTTCTGATCATATTCAAAGACAAATGGGTCTTCCAATCAATGTCTCCTACCAACACTTCACAAAGCTTCAGTGTAGAAGTGAATCTCCTTGATATTTGGTATTCTATATCTTCTACAGATGCTCCTTCGAAGAAATCCTTTAATGTGACTTGTCTGTTGGAATCAACAGAAGCTATCTCATAGACAACTTTACCGTTCCTCACCTTGAGGAAATGTGTTAAAGGATCAATATTGTATTGCCACAAAGTTCTCTTGCCCATAATTGTTTTGGAGTTTCTTGTTGCCGAAATCACACCTTCTATATATTGAGTAAGTCCTCCAAATAGAATTGCTGCTGCTCCCCCCACAACAGCTCCGCCGATCATAGAGCTTTCATCCTCAATTATGTCAATATCCGCAGAGCCACCAGCAACAGCACCACCAAGAAACTCCCAAATAAGTTTTCTTAGGACTACTGCCTCTCCACCAGCAACAGCGCCACCAAGCATATCAACAATATATTGATGCAAAGTGGAATAATCAAAAGAACCTCCAGCAACTCCTCCACCAGACATTGCCATTAGTAATCGAGCATACCAACTTGTCAATCCGCCAGCAACAGCACCACCAAGCATATTAACAAGTTGTGTTCTGTTAAAGCCTGCTGATCCTCCGGAGATTCCCCCTCCCACCATATCAAATACATAGGCATTCCTTTCAAAGAGATCGTCTCCATCCAAAGACCAATACAGATCAAAATCTGTGCCTACAGAAGGCATCAAATCCCCAGAGCCATCAACTTCCCATTGCCCCTCTGTAGAAACAGAAGCCAACGGCTGTAAATCATTATTAATATCTCTTTCCCACGTGGACATATAATCTATTCCTTATGTAGGAGTTCCTTTTGACAACTGAAATTTTGGTGTCACCAAAATCTGGTCGCCGTTGTTTACAGGAGTAAATGCCTGAGCAAACTTCTCCGCCCAAACAAGAACACCATCTGCATCAACAACAAAATAACCGTAGACCGTTCCATTTGTTGTTAGTGGTCCAGTGAAAGCAAACGTCTGTTGGGCGTAGATGGCATCACTTGGATCATTAGCAGGGGTTACTGTCCAGCTCCCATTACTCAGGGTTTTCGCTGCATAGCCTCCTCCCAATGCCTCAGTGTAGGTGCCTGCCACATCGGTGTCGGCGGGTGTTACATCCGTAGCGAACAGTTTTAAAGTTAAATCTTTTCCTCCAGCCGCCCAATCATCATTGAAAAAAGCCTTTAAAGCCACATCCGCTCCAACATCTGCAAGTACAAGAGCCATTTTCCTTACCTCCTATATTTTATACATGAATCATATAATTACCAAACACAGTCAGCTTTGAATCCAAACTCGAATTAACAATCTGCCTAACCTGCATCTCACCTGATATAAACTGAAGTTCAATATGCTCTCCATTTGGTCTTGATAAGTATGCTACAGCTTCTCCACTAACAGGACCACCATAGCCACCAATATGAGCGAGACATGATCTATCATTCCCATGAGCGTTTTCGTCTTCATAGAGCACGTTAATGAGGCCAGAGAACGCTTCCGCAGCATCAACTACAAGATCAGTATCATACCAAGTGTTCACAACAGGATTCAATTGGGTGAAGAATAAAGTATTTGACTCTCCACTCGCAGAACTCAGCTTCAGCCCTGCAAACTGAGGCACTGCATTATGACCAAGCAGTGTATCAATCCTCCTGATAACATTCGTGGTCAAATGAATTGGCCAATCAATGTCGCCAGGATTGATTTCTTGAAGCTCCAGAGTAGGCGTCCAATCTCTTGAAATCTGATACTCACCAGAGATAATATTCTCTCCACTATAAGCAGGGGTGATTGTGAGGGCTTCATTGCCATCAACAGAACTAACGGTGTGGATATTCCAATCATTCAGAAGTTTGAAGGAATCACCAACTTCGACTTCGGTTAAGAAGGTTGTGCCTATTCCCCGAACCTCATTCAAACTTCCTCCAAGAAGGAGAGATTCCCCACTTATAGTAACATACCCCGTTCTGTATTGCATAATTTACTCCTCTTTTTTCGGAGTCAATTCCTCTATCTCTTTTGCCAGTTTATCACATTGATCTTTGCTTGCAAGCAATTGTTGGTTTAAATCTAATACCATTGCGTCCCTTTCTGCAATGATGTCGGCCATTATCTGTTCTCTAACTATTATTTTCACTTCCATATCTTTTCTCCTTTCACCAACCCATTTTCATTCCTACTCCACTACAAACAACTCCAATCCTATTGCGCCCCCACTTTTCCCCAAGCAGTTCCTCCATCTGTATTTATATATAAAACACCTGCTGATGTAATCCACAAAGTGCTCTTTAATTTATCTTTTAATTTCCAGCAAAACCAAAGATCGACTGGAAGCTATCACAGCATCTTCCCCAGACCAAGCATAAACAGCTAAAGAGTAAGTATAAGTTCCTGCATCAGGATTGTCCAAATAACTAAGAGGAACGGAACAATTGGTATAAATACCAGCATGCCCCCCATGCACAAAACTAATAGCCGTTATCTGTGTAACTCCTCGATATAGGAGGAGGATACCTATTAAAACTGCACCTGCTGTAGTTGCCCTTGCTTGAATACCGCCAGTGACAAGCACTTTTCCTCCTGTTACTGTTATTTCACAAGACAACACCGTCTCTGCTGTGTTGTCAGCAGGGCAAGAGATGTCATTTCCATTATACGAGGAGGAAGTCGTTGTTACTGCATTTGCCACCAAATTCCCTGTGACAATAATATCTCCACCAATTGTTAATTCAGTCCCATTCCAATTTAAATATTTACTGGAATCCCCAATATAGAATTTTGCCCTATCTGAATCAGAATCATCAATTCCGAGGATAAATCCAGATTCAGTATTTGTAAAATCTGTCTTCCCTGCCCGAATAACTGAATCCCCTGTCCCAGCAGCAACAGCCAAAACAATATCCTTCGATGTAATAGTACCAGCAAGAAGTTTACTCACTGCTAATTCATCCACAGTAATAATATTTCCTGTGGTTGTGTTTACTAAAGCAACCCCTGAGGTATTTGTTATCTGAATACCATAGACTCCTGTGGACAACAAACCAATTTTTATTCGATCTCGAATCCCATCATTAACAACAATATTCTTATTGGTTCCCGACAACAACAAAGAGTTTGCTCCAAGATAAATTTCCTGGGCACCAATGGTTCCTGCTGTAAGTTTGCTAACAGCTAAAGAATCAATCTTTGCATTTGTAATTATTGCGTCTTTAATCTGAGCCGACAGGGTGATCAACTCTCCAGTGGTTACTTTGTCCGAAGTAACAGCCCCTGCTTGAATGTCTGCTGTTCCTACCTGAGCTGTTGTGGCATTTAATTCAGAAGCATAATTGGAATAATTTCCAGACCAATCATAAGCTCGAACTTTGGCATAATATTTTATAGCAGGAGAGCCATCATAAACAACGACTGTGGAAAGGCCTTTGTAGAAAACGGAATATACACCACCATCAGGTTTTATTGAGACCTCATACCCCGCTAAATCCTCTTCAGTATTAGCTGTCCAAGAACAAATGATTTTTTTCAAGCCAGCAGCAACGGCAAATCCTGTAGGCGTTGCCGGAGCTGAAGAGTCTGCTATGCAAGTGGTATCTACTTCTGCACTGAAAGCAGATTCATTCCCCCATTTATCCACACCTTTTATTTTAACATAATATTTAATACCTGGCAAAAGACCAATAAACTTATGCTTCAATGCAGTGGAAAAAACCTCAGTGTACCTCGTTTCTCCATCTCGTCTCAATTGAAGAGCATAATTATTAAAATCATCCTCAGTATTAGCATTCCAAGTGGCTTCAATATAAGCAGTAATCGCCTGAGCAATTTGCTCAACCCCTGAAGACAAAGCAAGCCCTGTAGGCACATCCGGAGGAACATTATCTGTTGGATCAGTGGAAGAAATCCGAACCAAAGTTTCCGTTGAATAATTAAGTTCATCCAATCCAAACGTATCATAAGCAGCAACCTTAAAGTACCAATTCCCTGAATCCAGTTGAATTAGTGGGTGAGTATCCTTGCCTTGATACAACAAATTTGCTGAACTCGGAGTAAAATCCGCTGTTGTTGATCCATAAATAACATATCCTTGAAAATCAGGCTCATCATTCGCATCATACACTATCAGAACCGCTTTAATTCGTGCAGTGTAAACAACATTGCTTGGCATATCTGGAGCAGGGTTTAAAACTGTTAATCTGGCCGGTATCCTTGAAGTACGGTAATACCTATCTCTTGCTCTCACTTCAATAGTAAAATGACGATCAATGCCATCTTCATAATTTTTCTCATAAGTATAAACATAGGTATTTACCGTTACATATTCAGTCCTCCTCAACGTGTTAACGGCGTCAAATATTTTCACTTGATAATCTTTAAACCATTGAGGAGGATAATGATAACCAGCACCAGTAGGTTCTTCGCCTGCCGGATGCACATCTAATCCCACAGCAGATATTTCATTCCAAACCAATTTACAATCTCTGCCAGTAAACTCCACAGCATTGCCCTGACCATCAATATGAAGACCAGACACAATATCCTCTAAAGTTTCATCACCTGACCAATCACCACTCCCTGTGGTAGTGATGCTTATTGTAGGCGAAACACTGTCTCTTGATCTGACGCCACTCCAAGATTCACTGATTATGAGAAAAGTATATGTTATTTTTGGTTCAGCATTAATAAAAACATAACTCTCGGAAATGGTCAAGCCTGCATATGAATAAACCGATTGTCCTGTCTTCTTAAAAAACACTAAGGCTTGTTTATATAGAGCATCATTTGGTCGCTTGAAAGTAATCAGAATGTCTCTGACAACATTACCAGACTCATCCAGTCGAGAACTTTCGGCAACTGTAATATTAGTTACCACAGATACAGAACCCTGAGGAGTATAATCAGGTGTTTGTACAATAGGTGTTCCTGTGTCAACAGAATACACATTTGCATTATATTCAATAGCTCTAATGGTGGCTATCTGATCATCAGTCTTTGATATATCTACTACTCGAAAAGGCTTTGTCTCAACCCCAAGTTGACCAAAAGCATAAACATCATATTGAACAGGAATTTCTGAAAATGGAGTAGACACAGTAAGAACAGTATAGGAACCTGCCACATTCGTCACTGTTTTGGTAACCAAAGTATCATTCGCTAAGCGAATAAGAATGCCATAAGTAATATCAGCATCAATAGTAACCGTTTGATCAAGCGTCACAGAATTAACTGTGGCACTGACAATCCTCCCTCCAGCATCTCCCCATCTTGGTGTATCATGTTGAAAATCAATGACATCACCAATCATACAAGCGATTGCGTCAATGTCTGCGGCAAACTGTATCGTGCGCTTCCGGTATTGATTCCCCAATAAGCAGTATTGAGCAAATCGCCAAGCTTCCGATTCCCTTACAGCCCCAACCAAATAAGTTGACACTTTGTTTGTGGGTCGGTCTATTGAATTATTAAAAATAGAAACGGCATCTTTTTCATAATCTTTATCTATATTTCTGTAGGAAACTTCAATTTCTCCCGCCCGATCTTCCAATGGCAGAAAAATTTCCTCAAAAGAATTCTCGATCACATTACCTGAAGAGAATAACTGAACGGGAGAGGCGGCTTGCTCAATAACCACAGACAAGTTATATCCATACCAAACAAGCACTGCTCTACAAGTACCACTTATCTGTAATGCAGCCTCCCAAATAGTTGTAGCCGCATCAAATCCACCATTAAAAGTCAACCTTCTTTCAAGTCCACCACTTCCATCGTTGACAAGGACATCACAAAAATCAGCCCATGCTTGAAAATCTGTGGTTATAAGACGAGCAGAATCAAACCCTTCAAAGCGAACAACTCCATCAGTGGCAGCTCCAGCAATACATTCCCACCTAACAGTGCCATCAACGACCGTCTGTCCTATTGTTGTTGGCCATATCGGCTCTATAGTTCCGGGCACTCCTGCAACAATACATTTATATAAACGACCATTTAGAACATTTGGTCTCACTTTCTTATTCACTGAATATGTCGGTCTGTAAGTAGAAGACATCCAATTATCATAAAACACAGGCTGTGTTAGTACATCAGAACAAACCCAAGCAGGATTTGAACTATATTCAATCCGCCAAGAGGCTGTGGCAGAATAATTTACACCAGAAATCCAAATGAAGGAGACGTTGTCTTTTAAAGGAGGAGCGACATTATCTACAGAACTGCTACCAAGTTGAGACCAATAAGCAGCCCAACTGGCTCCGGTAATAGGTCGCTTATCTGCACTTGCAATATGAGCTGCTTTACAACGATAATTTTTACCATCTGTCCCAAGAACCTCATCCTTACGATATACACGAACATAACGACCTTCTAAAAGGCAAGAAAATTTTAAACTTCCAGAAAGCTGATCTGTAGCAAGAGCTTTTATGCCAACCAACACTTTTCGTGGATAGATAAAATCATCGTTGAATACTTCCCTTACAGATAAGAACCAAGAGTCATCAGCATATTTAATATCAGAATAATTCTCGTTTATCCTTGTGACAATAATATCGTAATGTCCTTTTGTAAAGGAAACGGGATCTTTCAGGATAAAAGTTTTTGTGAAGGCACTGTTTTTATTGCTGATTATTCTTGAATAAGCATAGCTTGTTGTCCCGACATCACTTGAAGTTATCCAATGCCAATGCAAAGCTTGGTAGGAAGTAATGGTTGTTTCCAAACCTGTTTCTGGATCAATTGTCTTAGAAGTAATTGCCTTTGTTACTTGCTGACCTTCATAATGATCCGCATAAACAACTGAACCTGCTTCTTCTTCGTGCCATAAATTCTGATAGTAAATTCCTCCTTGAACACCAGGCGCATCTGTCCAATAACCAAGACTCCATCTCAAATGAACAGTTGTCACATCTCCTGTCCAACCAGATAAGATATATCTCTTTGTTGGGTCGCTCATATGAACAGCTTCCACTTGTATATCAATCTCATGATCCTTAAAGTTTCCGCTTGAATCCATATGATAAACACCCTTTGGAAAAGTTATATCAACTTCAAGACCATCAAAAACATCTCCCCGTGTTCTGTACACGACAGGAGAGCCAAACATAACCTTTCTATTGACAGTGTATTCTGCTTTGGTGTCGTCAAAATTAGGAATTAAAGACTGCGTTATATAACCACCCCGAACGCGGATTTCTATTTTTGTATAAGTAGAAATATCCTGATCATTTATCTCAAAAGAAGATAAACTTTTTACTGGTCCCATTTCTAAACAGATTAACAGATTAATGTAATTTTTATCTTCGATGTTTTCTGTAAAGGCATCAATTATATTACCAAATACTTTGCTCTTACCATAGAAATAAGGGATTGGTAAACCTTGCTGTTGCGTAGTTACAGGTGACCAAGAAGCCGTTTGTGACAATGGAGAATCACCAAATGACAAATTGTTTGCATTTAAAGGCAGGAGGGCATCGATCAGCATTCCACCAAGCATCATTCCTCCCATACCAACAGCAGCATAGGTGCCATAGTATACTGCTGCCTGAGCTAAACCAGACAATCCTCCTAACCCAGGAACAAGTCCCGACATATATGCTGCCGCATATGGAGCTGCCCACGCAACGGCAACGGTCAAGGCAATAAATGCGATAGTTCGTAAAGCATCCCCATCTTCAACAGAAGGAATAAAAACAGCTTGATCTCCATTCCGCAAAGAAACTAAAGGCCAGTCTTCCTCTTTAATCACTCTTCCATTGACAACTACTCGAACATTAATCCCAATAGGGAAATGCAATTGTCTCAGTTCAAGCAGGGACTCTTTATGATAGGCTATTAAAGAAGTCTCCCGATCTCTCCTTGTGAATGGGTCTTTTATTTTTACAAGACTAATTCGCTCTTCCACTTATGAAAACCTCGTATCCGTTTTTGCCACAAAATATTATCCAATCGTTCCACAGCCACATTCTGTTTTCTCAAAATATGGATGAACCTTCTGCAATCCTCTAACACCACCCCAATGTGCGTGACATAAGGATAGCGAATGCAGAAAGTAACTTTGCAAAAGGGTTCTGGTTCCGATAATTCAACTGATACCTCTTCCTTCTCTTCCTTTATAATCTGATCAATCAAATTGTACTCTTCTGGAGAATCATAATCAGGTGTGATTACTCCTCTCCAATTATCAATTACCTTAACAAGACCTAAACAATCAAGCCCAGTCATATCCCTGCCGTTCTTCTTATAAGGAACTCCAATCAGGTTTTGTATTAAATTATGCAAAACGCACCCCACCTTTTCCTAATCCAGGAAAACCTCCAAAATGAACGCTGTTCCCTTTTAATTTACATGCAGCTAATGTGCCTTCACAAGTAGCATCAGTTCCTGCATAACCACATTCTTCAGCAACATCGCCTACACCCTTAAAATATCCCGCCCAAGCACAATAATCTGACAAATATCGATGGAGGGGGAATCTGCGTTTCATTGGACTGGGCGCACCAAGTTCGAAATTAACACCCATAACAGATGCCGAACAACTAAGTATTTGAAAAGCATATGTCAACTCCGCATAATTTTCAGAGAGAAGGGCATTACTTACAATCCGCATAACAACAACCTGCCCAACAAGACCTTCATAATCTTCAATATAGGAGTGAATGGTTCTCGTGGGGTCTTCGATTGACAACTTAACTATTGGAAGCTCCCCTTTTGAAGATTGCTTTGGGCCATCAAAAGAAAAAGGAAATGCTGTGTATGTTCTACCTTCAAAAACAACATCCTCTGTATTTTTTACAATATAGATAGGTAAGATTGGTGTCAAATACACATCAAGCAGAATCAGCCATTCCCCAGTATCAATGAGCAGATTTTTCTGCAAAATAATGTTTCGAGGCAGAGTTTTCATAAAGTCACCAAAACAAAATCATAATCTGAGAGATACTGAGCACCGTCATATCCTGTATTGCTTTTCTTTGGAGGAGCCTCAAATCTTACTGTATAAGAAGTTCCTGTTACAGGGTGTGTCCAAGTAAAACTGTCTGTTGCTCCATCTACTGTATCAATAAAAGCATCGAGCAACGCTGTGTCAACAGACCCCAAATTCATGTACTTGATCTGAAATTTTCTCCTTACTCTGGTATATCGAGAACGGGTCTTCTGATAACCAGATTCAAAACGAGATTTTATCGTATTGTCTTCCCGTTCTTCTGATAATGGGTATGTTGGTTTTTTCGATAAAGTTGGATACATAGGCATTACCGTCCTCCTCTCATCAAATGATATGAAGGCCCAAAAGCCTGGTAATCTTGAATAAAGGCATCAACCACCATCTTGTTAAAACCGGTCATTTTTGGTTGACTTACTTTTGCAGTGAGTGGCTGTCCACTTTGATTATAAAGATTGAACTCTATAGAAGGGGCGTTCCCTCCTGCGGCCATCTTTTCAAACATACTGCTTTGTTCTCTGGAGAGAACACGCTCATCAGTAAGAACTTTAACCATCCGTTCATCTCCCACCAGTCCACCAATATGAAAAGAAGGAATCTTACCCCCCTCATGCGCTGTTAATGTGGGCGTGGAAAAAGCTCCTTTTAACAAACCCCAAATACCAGAAGCTGCGGCACCTGAACCCAGCAATGTTGCCGCCGCCAACTGTTGTGCAAGGATTTGGAACATTGCATTTCTAACTGCTTTGGCAAAGGAGTTAAAATAATCCCAAAGTCCTTTCAAATTTCCTTCCGCAAGATCAATAAAAGCTTCCTTGAATGTATCGGAAAGAGCCTTACAAGTCTCTGAAAATAAGCCGTTTAGCTGCTTTCCCCAATCAGTAAACTCTTCAAACATATCCTTTAGAGTTTTATCCCAAACAGCTCCAATACCTTTAGTCCCAAAGAGAGCAGAAAAATCCAGTGCTTTCTTTAGTTCCAAACCAAGTCCTTTTGTTTTGGTTCCTTCTACAGCTTTGGTAAGATCCGCTTCCAATTGTTCCTTATCAACAACTAACTCTCCCATAATAGCCATGCCACGGGGGCTTTTTACTCCTACTTTAACAAGCTCCGCCCGCTTCCTTTCTTCCACTTTCTTAGCATGATCTATGAGAGTATTGGTTTCATTCTCAAGTTCCTTCTGCAAAAGCTGACTCATTCTATTATAATAAGTAATTGCAGAAATCTCTCTCTCTTTGTACAGAAATTCCGTTATTTCTCGATCTCTGGCTATTTCCGACTTTCTTAAATCTGATTGAGTGTTGATGAATATTTGTGCAAGCTTTTCCCTTTGCTTAAAGCCCTCAATAGCGATCTTTGTTTTTTCCTCATAAACCTTTTTCTCCGTTGCAAGCTCTTGTGTATAAGTCTTATCCCTGGAAACTTTAATGGCATTGTCAATAGCTTCTAACTCAGATACCATTGTGGCTTTAAGATTGCGTGTCCTTTCATCTGCTCCCTTTCCAGAAACTCCCCCAATCCGTCGCTCAAATTCTTTCTCTATCTTTTCTCTCTTATCAGTGAGAAAAAAAATCTCCATGTCCCCAGCATCTCGTATTATCTGGAGTCTCTTCGCCTCATACTCAGAAGCAGAAATCAATCCTTTATAATGATGAACTTCTAACTCAGCAAGTTGCTCCTTCTCACCACTCTTAATTGCTTCTATTGCGGAATTGTATGTCTTTTTGATTGCACTTACATCAGACAATAGATGAGTGTCTTCTTTTGGAATAATTGGAAGACCAGCATCCTTCTTTTCTTTCTCAGCATCATAAATATCTTGTACATTCTTTCTCGCCACTGCGGTTTCATACGCAGCCAGGCGTTTGCGTTCATTATAAGCATCCATATCCTTCTTAAACATTTGATCCAATACTATCTGCTGAGTAGCAGAAGTGGCCGTGTACTTACTCAAGTCAGGTTTTTTTATCTGCTCCTCTGCTTGCAAAGCCTTATTAAACTCCTTTACGGCATTGAACTTATCTTTTGCAGAGGCCATCCTGGCGGAAAATTCACGATCTCGCTTATCCAGAGCATCATATTCAGCGTTCAATGCTCTAAACAAAAGGATGATTGCAGTAACACCAACTGCTAAAACACCAAAGGCGACATTCAACTGCATAACACTGGGAGCAAGTTGACCTACTCCTTTTGTCATTATCATGACAAGCCCATGAGCGGAACTAAACACCGCTGCTATTCGAGCCATAAGAACAATAAGAGCTGGCAAAGCTAATTTTACAAGATAAGCGGTAATAGCCCCTGCAAGTAATGCCATAGCATCCTTCCATTGAAGAGTCCACCCTACCACATTAGTTAAACCAGATATAGGAAAAAGAATCGCTGTGCCAAAAGAGGTAATTGCAGTAGTCAAAGTAGACACCACATCTTTCAACAAAGCGAAAGCATTATAAGTGAAAGTACCTGCTCTGCCAAGCCCTTGAATCTTCTCATCAAAAGCATGAGTGGAATCCAAAGCAAATAACATTCCACTTGACATATCCACCAATACCGATGTCAAATTTCTCAAAGAGCCTTCACTGAGTCCAGAGACAGCCGCACTTAAAGCGTCAAGAATATTTAGAAAGATTTTCCATTGTGCACCACTGGTTAAAGTCATTTCACTTGCGGCCAAATCCAATGATCCGCCCACTGTTTTTAATCCTTCAGTCAGTTTTATATACTTTTCATATTGTGTTAAGAAGGCGACAAAAGCCCTCCCTTGCTCCTTTCCCATCATTCCACCAAAGAATGACATTATTCCAACAGGCACAGCACCTCCTCCCGCTTTTGTCTTGCTAAGAAGCTGAGACACAATAGAATCAAATTGAGAGGCCAATGTCTTGGTCGCATCCATTTCAATGTTCAATTTCTTTAACTCTTGACGAGCCTTTGGTTGCTGAAGAGCGGTCATAAAACTTGCCGTCAAACGACCAGCCGAAGAGGCCTTCTGACCTGTATCTGTAACAGCAACGGCAATAGCTATCATTTGCTGTAGGGTAAAATCTGACAGCTTAGAAACAACGCCCATGTACTGGATAACCTTTGTAAATTCTTCCGGTCTTATGATACCAACTGCCTGACCTCGGAGTAGGGTTTCCACAATAGTCTTGAACTTCTCCGCCTCCGTTCCCGCCATCTGTAGCTGATCTTTAAAATTGTTAAACGCTGCGGTAACAGCCACAGCAAACTGCTTCATGTCAATTTCACCAAAAGCAGTCTTCAGATTGGCGAGCATGGGAAGCATATCAGCAACGGTTTGCTCCGCAATACCAGCACCAACAAAAGCCTGTCCTATCTCACTTAAATCCTTCATAACAACAGGTTTCTCAATAGCGGCTACTCTCATTGCAGCAACAGCCGATCTTGTTCCCATCCTTGCTTCTGGAGAGATTTTGCCTGAAGTGGCACTAAAACGTATCATCTCAGCAGCGGCTTGATCTAAAGCAGCTATGTATTTAAACGCACCTGTTGTAGCTGCTGCAAAGCCTGCCGCAATGGTGTCCAAAACAAGACGTGTGCTGTACCATCTCATCTGTATCTGGATGAGGTATTCCATGCCTTCGTACAAAGACTTTATGGAATAACTCATGTTCTTTAAGGGATTGGTGGAACTGGTGGCCGCACTACCCACACTCTTCATACTCGTTGACAGTTTACTTACAGAACTTGAAAGGGTGTCGACAGAAGTGCGAACCTTTTCCATCTCAGAATTCATCCGAGACATTACTTGAGGAACCTTATTAAAAGAAGTTTGAAGCTCAGCCCCTAACTTATTGACTGCTTCAGAAACAGCGGTGAACCCTTTTGCTTGGGCCTCAATCAACAGAGATGTTTTAATCGGTCCTGATCCTGGTCCTCCCATATTACACCTCTCCTAATTTTCTTTCCTATCTACTTTTATCTGGCTTTTATCACACTTAGAGCAATCTAAATCGGGCTTTGCTTTCTTACAGGCTTTGCAATAATCACTTTCCAGCCTGACACGATCCTTCTCTTTAGGAACAAGAGCGGCAATAACCGATTCTCGAAATAATTCTTCTCTCAGACGGTGATCCATGTAGGGGACACTCTCTTTAGGAGTAGCCCCCCACAAAATTAAGTCTCGCTTGGAGATGTCTCCTCCGCTAAGGAGGAGGACAACTTCGCTAATGAACTGATCTGTCCTGGCACTTCGATCTTCCCGATCAGCTTCTCTATTTTTTCGAGATATATAGCTGTCGGGTTGCATTCGAAAAAATCTTCAATCACCATAACCATCATTTTAACAGGTATGTGAAATCCCAAAAACTCCGAAAGGGAAGTCAAATCCTTATCCTTTACAGACCCCCCTTTCTCAGTTAAAACAACGGCCAGAGCATCAGGCATTTTGTCACCAATCAATGAAATTATATCCATTGGAGACACGGCTTCAGTTAGATCAACACCTTTTAAGACAGCCAGTAATTGCCTCACTTGCCCCCATACAAGAGGCTTCTGAACAAATTCCCGTCCTTCTATGGTATAGCTTGTCTCTTCCATATTAAAACACTCCTTTCAAAATCCCTATTTTATTCATACGAAGTTGTTGGGCTCAGCAAGACCATTCTTGCTGCTGTCGCCGCGGCCGCATCGCTGTAGTAAGCCTCAAACGGCAGCTCTACCAACACCCCTGCAGGACCGGTTACTACTGGCGCCTGTGGTTTCAATATAACCTCATCAAAAGAGAAGGTCATCTTTTCATTCCCGGATGAACCGTCCCCATTGCCTTTGGTGAAACAAATTGTAAGAGCAATTTCTGTGTTAGCAATGGCAAGATCATACAATGTGGTGCTGTCAAAAATAGCCCTCAGTGTCCCTGTTACTTTCGCAGATCCGGCTGGCAATGAATCCCTCTCCCCAGTACCATCAATGACATAGTTACTGCCATCAAGATTATTTTCAAGAGTAAACTCAAACTCAGTCACTCCCGCCAAGGCTGATCCGTCCTTGGTAAGAGCCGCCTCAAAGGCATCAAATGGAGTGAAACCAAGATCAGTGGGAGTAGAGTCCATTGTATTTACTGCTTCCGTTTCCTTTGCTCCCATAATATTCACAGAACACTCAATCATGCCTTCTGACTTACAAGACATGGTAAAGCTGTTCACCCGGCAGCCGTTGTACTGAAAATATTTTGGTGAGGCGAGATCAAGGAACTGCTTTTCAATAACCAATCCGTTAGGAAGGGAGCCGACTTTGAATGTGTGAGTTGACATTTCACCTGTTGCTGCATACCCATAATGACCATAGATATGCTGAAACAGCCTTCCATGCTGAGGAGACAGTTCAAAGGGAATATCCCCAGAAATCTCTGTATTGCCTCTTACAGGCTGTTGTGGATTTCTATCAGACCGAATTGTGTTTGAAGAGATCAGGTTCCTATTCAACCGCAAACTCTCGCTCACAAATGGAAGATACATGGCATCCACTACGGCCGGATTTGTTTTGAAAGTGTCCTCAGTGTCGTAAATAAGTTTTACATTACTTCCCTGTTGCTGTGCCATTTTACTTACCTCCTTCCTCTATTTTTTCTTGGTTCTATTACGTCTTCCTTCTTTTTAGAAGACATTAAGGGAGGAGGGAAGTCAAACACCTCTCTCACCCTTCCTTTTCGCACCAACTGATCAATGGCATCATCTGGAAGATCATCCCTCATCTGTCCTTTTGTAAACACATAAGGACCAAAGGCAATCTTGTCTGGACCACGCTCATATATTACTTTCCTTGACATATTACATACCTCCCTTAATATGACGATAAATAATCGAATAATCGATCAGCATTGCTTCCATCGCTTGTGTAGGATCGATTACATAAATATCTGCCCCTGTTCTGAATGAGGTAACAGCATATCCTGACATCGTTTCTCCAGAATGCATCTTTTCGTGTATTGCCCCCAACAAAACTTCCATATCGGAGTCCTGTGCCCACACTTCAATGGCAATACTCCAATCCCACGTTTCGTAACCGATAACAGAATAGTTGGGTTCTACTATTCTCCTCTCAACCCCTGAGTAAACAAATGCACAAGGCATTTTTACTGTTTCCATATCGATAAGGGTGTTTTTGTTTACTTGAACCTCTTGTAAAGCAGAAACACCTTCAAGTATTGTCTTTATTGTGGTTAAAATATTTGCTCTTGTGGTCATTCTCCAAACCCACCCACTACAGTTCCACCTGTTATTCTCAAACTGAGAAAACCAAAATCATAACCGCTAAAAGCATCTCGCATGGCTTCTGCCATCTGTCTCTTTCTGTATGCAGCAATCTCATCAAGCTTCACACGCTGAGGAATTCTTATGGTCTTCTTTAATATAAATGCTGGTCTTATTTCCTTCCCCACCTTCCAATAAAGGGTATTCTCTTTTAATTTACTCTCCGATCCTCTTCTTGGTCTAAATAATCTTGGATACAAATTCATCAATTGCCCTGGGACAAAAGGGGAAATCCAACCCCCGTCTTTTTTTCTCACCCAAGGCATTGGTACTGTGAACTTTTTCCCACTGGTAGTAAAAACCCCACTGCTTCCAGTACCAACATGCAATGAGGCATATCTCGTTCCTTCCCCCACAACAAGAGCACCGATCACCGTTCCAGCACTTGTTCTCTGCACTGTATAAGTAGTCCCCTTATACAACTTGCCTGACTTATATGCAACAGAATCACTTCCTTTTCTACTCAAATGCTGTATCTTCAAATAAGAAACAAAATCACTCATCTCCTTATGCATTACATCTTCCATGATGCCAGGAACGCTCATACCTCGCCGGACAACCCGCTGCTTAACATCCGGTTTCAATCTCATTTGAAAGTTAATTGTTGGCATCTTTACCTCATTGTTGGCACTCTTCTATAAGGTCTTAAAATATCAACGACTTCAGCGAGTAATTTCATAGGAACAAGCTTTGAGAAAGACCCATCAGGCATGGAAATAGATGATATGCCTATGTCCTTCCTTCGCCTAAAAGCAAAAGCCATCTGCATCAATGCTGCAAGGCGAGCATCATCTGGGCAACCACTCAAATAAGAATGATCTAAATACTGAGTCCCAGATGCCCACGCCACACCTACTGCGCCAAGCTGAGACCAATAAGTAGCATAATCCTCTCCAGTAATGGGCTTGTTGGTGGCTGCGGCAGTATGAGTTAATCTGCAACGATAATTCAAACTGTCTGTCCCAATAACCTCAGAAATAGAGGCTTCAGCATAACCACCTGTCCAAGCAATCAAAAGCTCCTTTGGATCAGCGTAAGGCGTTTCTGTGGCAAACTCAATCAAGCCTTCCTCCGCCCAGACGTAGTAAGCACTATTTAAAGTCTGAACGGAGCCGTCAAGTGTTACTGTTAAAGCCACATCTGTGTCAATGGGATAAGCAGGAAGATAATAAAATTTGCGTCCGGAATCAAAATATTTACTATATGCAGCTTTGACGAGATTTCTATTCAACCACGTCTCGATGCGCTTAGAAACAACATCATCAAAAATAGCCAACAGAGAATCTTGTGATACCTTATCAGTATCGATCTCCAAGAATGCTTTTAAATCCGGGACGCTGACGATCTTCATGTCTTACTTCTCCGTTTCAAACCAGACCTGCCAGGCTGGCGCAGGATGGCTCTATGTTTCTTTGTGTCCATGAGCTTGTCTTCTACCTCACCCTCTTTGGTCTTTTCAACTCCTTCTTCGGCTCCACTTTTTTCTTCTTTTTCTTTTTCCTCTCCTTCATTCACTTTTCCCTCCTTTACTTTTTCTGTTTTGTCTTCCCCCTGCACCTTTGAAGACTTTTCCAAGGTGATAGTGATAACTTCTTCAATTGGAGGCACTCTCTTCACAACAGGGACAATGCTTTCTTTTGGAACAACAAGAATAAGACCAACACCTTCCCCCATTTCTTCTTCCTCCTCTTTCTCCTTTTCTGAGGGAGGATCCACCCTGTCAAAAACCCAATACCTTTCCATGTATTCTTGTTCTGTTAAGGAAATAATTGTCCCTGATGGGGAGTCCTTTCCTGTGATAGAATCGGGGTAGGTATACCCTCCACGAATTTTCACTTTGATTTTGTTCACTGTTGTGGCATGATTGCCGTCCTTAATTTCCTGAAGTTTTCTGTCATAGAAATCTCTCTCTGCCTGATTCTTTGGAATGATCTTTTCAAGAATATGACTTGCCTTACCATATTCTTCCTCCGTAACTTCCAGAACAGAGTCCTCAGGATAAACTCCATCACTTCTTGATTTCTTCTCTTTGAGTTCGAGATTGAAAGTGTATCCATGTCTGACTTTTACTAACATTGCCGCTCTCCTTTCTTTTTTAATAAGGGGCAGGCAGAACCTGCCCCTTACTTTTAACAAAACCGACTTTACACAGCCGGTACTATCGTGGCTTCACCAAGAACAACGGCTACGCTCACATTTGCCGTCGGAGAAGATCCTCCCGTAAATGTAGGAGTGACTGTTGGTTTCACCCATCTCTTTCGTGCCTTGAGATCAACATTCACCTCAAGATAGGAACCGGGAATATCCGCATTCTCACCTGTGATCGTTGTCGTTTCCGAAATGGTAACTGCGGCATAGGTGCCACTTTCCGTGTCACTTTCCTGCAAACCAAATTCGATCTGCACATTCGTGGGAGAATTTGCGGTATAACCGCAACCAATTCCGAACTTGGCACTCTCGTATCCTTTACGATCAAAAGCAATGCCGGACACCACCGTTTCTCCTGAAACAATCTGTGGATAGAACTTTAACAAAGTCTTCAATTCTTCGCTTACTTGCTTCATGATTTCACCTCCCCTTATTCTGCCGACTTGGCGTCGTTGATTAAGCAGAAGGATTGACCATGACGCGGAGCAATGTCAACTTCCTGAAGAATTCTGATCCAGGTCTGATCCTTCTCGAAGGAATCATGAGCTTCCTGAGAAGCCATCATTTCCATACCACCCCACTGACCGATCATTAACTCTGCCCAGTTGCCGAAATAGACTTCGGTCAAATCCGTTCCTGTAGTGCCTTTGGTCAGATTAATAGGAATCTGTGTGGTCATTTTGTAGGGGTATCCGAGCCAATTCTGGAACACGGACTCGGTGATGGGAGCAATGATGTACTGCCCACCTGTATCACCACTGTACTGAGCAACCTTCAACTTGAGCAACTTCCGTCTGATCGCCGGATGGAAAATGTATCCCAGCTTGCCTCTCAAGGCATTGTCAACAGCCAGTTCGTACTCCATGTCAATCAGATTGTCAAAGGTCAAATTCCCACCATTGGTGCCGATTGCTACCGTATTCAAATCAGTGGCGATATTTACGCCAGACGGCTGATTCGAAGATCCGGAGCCTCTTAACGCCTTCAAGTCGATCTGAAGAGCAATGGCTGTGGCGATGTCACTTCGAACAAGAGCTTCTGCCGAAGGATTCGACAGTTTGACCAAGGTGTTGGAAAGCTTTACCAACGCCCCGACTTTCTTCGGGGTCATGGTGAGCTGACCAAGGGTCAAATCAGATGGTGTAATGGCAATATTCTCACCAACCCAATACCCCGTAGCTCCACCGGTCTGTTTGGGAATCTGCACCGGAGAACCAACCAATCCTGAAAGGATTGTGGCGCCGGAGGCGACGACTACAGACTCCGCCCGTAAAAGTTCAATGATCTGAGCAATGTATTCCGCAGGCACGATGTACGCACCCGCTGAACCAGCACCCAGACCGCCCATATCCTTTACCCGTTTGCGTGTCTCGGCAAAGACCTCTTTCTCATATCCAGCCTCAGACCAATCATTCCAACGCATGGCATGAGCTGCTCTGAAGAAAGAGAACACATCCTTCCCTATATCAACACCAGGCAAGGACACCTTTCGCGGAACAACAATGGCTTCAAGGTCTTTCATCTTCTGATCCAGACGAGCAAAGTCCTGACGAAGCCCCTCATTCATCTCACCAAACTGATCGATGAGATTCTTTTTGTGTTCTGCGAGTGCCGCTTTAATCTGTTCCAACATCATTTACGTTTCCTCCTATTCTTAAAAATTATTTTTACTATGAACAGACATTCTCACTGCTCCTTGCCTGATGGCGGAACTGAAAATATCTTTTTCATCTCTTGATTAATGTCCGCAACAAATTCCTTAACATAAGAAACAGCTTCTTCGTTTGCTTCCTCTGTACCAAGACCAAGCGATAAACGAATTCCATCTGACATCTCCTTCAGTTTTTCAGGACTGACGGTGTCTTCAATGTCCTCTTCCTCTGCCTCCGCAGAAGAGTCCCCTTCTTTTGGAATAATCACAGGGGTTTCTTCTTCTGCCAGGTCTGTTTCCTTTTTCTCATCGGCTGGTATTAATGTTACAGGGGTTTCTTTCTGCACAGAAAGAGCATTGACCCCATCCCGAATCTCAATCAACATGTCTTTCAAGTCCCGAAGGAAGGTCTTGTCAACGTAGACAATCATTTCCAACTCATGACTATCTTCAAAACTCAGGGCTGCCCCTTCCTCATCAAAATCAACGTAATTGGTTTCCCAGATGACATCCACTTCCTTAATAGGATGATCTTTGTACCACTTCTTCGCTTCCGCCATCGTCCATCCATCAGCTTTCGGAAAACGTAAAGACTGGATCGCCCATTCGTCTTTGCCTTTATATTTCCCGTAAATGCCATTGACTCTCGGCTTCGTTTTCTTGAGGGAAGTATAACGAAATTTTTCGAACAAAGATGGGTCTTTCAAACGGTGACGAATTTCCTTTTCTGTCTCCTCCCATTTCTTTGCCTCAATTTCTAATGCCTCCAACTGCTCTGGAGTAAGGGCTACTTCTTCCTGTGGGTCCGATTCTTTTCCAGGACCAGGACGTTCCACTCTTCGCATCTCTCCACCACATTTTGGGCATTTGATATCCGAACAATGCTTGGCAGATTCCACCTTATGGCTGCATTTAATACACTCGCAACTGAATTTTTCTTTGTTCTCTTCTTCTTCAGCCACTTTCTCCAAAATAAGTGTTTCAATATCCTCAAGCTCTTTAAGGAAAGGATCATCCGGATTCAATTCCTTCAAAAACAACTGAATCTCCTCCTCCATCTCTTTTGACACCACACCAGAGTCAAAGCTTCTCTGCAATGCCGATGGGTTAGCCGGAATCAGAACCTGACTTGTCTCCAACAATTCAATTTCTGTGTAATCGCATCGACTACCATCATGCTTCTTTGATTCCTCGTCATTATGCTCGACATAAGAAACAGGGATAAAACCGATGCTGAACGCAGCGATTCCTTTCTCGGCAAGCTTCCAGCCCCAATCCGCTTCTGGATTTCCTTCACCAACATACCATTTGGGACGAGCAACCACCTCATTCCCCTCGATCTTGATTTTTTCAAACTCACCGATCTGATTCATCAGACCACGATAAGCATGAGAAGAAAGCAAAACAGGGTGCTCCATAAAAGACTTGATTGTTTTCTTAAAAGAAGAAGCCAAGACTCGCTCGCCGTGCCTGTCCAATACTTCACTGGAAATCACAACCTCCGCTGTGTATTTCGTAGGGTCGATACTCCTCACTTTAGCCTTGAAATATTTAATTTTCTTGTTGGCTGGCATATTCTTTACCTCCCGTCCTGTTTATTTAATCTTTTTAAAACCTAAGCACTTGCCATCAGCGTCAAGGTGAACATCCATACAACCACATTGATAAACCCCAGGCATCGGGCTTACATTGAATGCACACTCGCCATTGTCGCACGTCAATCCGACCTTCCTTAACAAGCACCCGTTTTCCGTCCATTTTTTACATTCCTTAGCTTCACAGAAGTATCTTCCTTCAGCCTTCTTCCAAGTAACTTTTGATTTACTCATATCACTAACTCCTTTTGCAATAGATAAACGACTACACTATGAATGTGAGTGCCATTTTCATCCTTATCCTTAGTTTCAAAGCGCCACTTATCTCGCACTTCTAAAGAATTCTTCTTATACAACTCCTCAATTTCACTGATTTTGAAATTGATCTCCGTTCTGTCCTCCTCCCCACCAGGAGTATAATATGTCGTTTTGATGTAAAGGTAAAGCAGAGACATTCCTTTATTCTTTAATACCCTGCTCACCTCTTTAATACTTGCATCCATTTTAGTGGAATGAAGAACGGACAAAGAATAAACGAGATCAAAAGTATTTCTTCCAAAGCGTAAAGCTTCCGCATCCCCAACTTCAAAGGAAACATTCTTCAGTTTGTTATTCCCTTTAGCAATTTCCACTGCTTCAGGCGACAAATCAATTCCAATGACATTATAACCCTGTTCCCCAAAGAAAATAGAGTCCCGACCATTACCACATCCTATATCAAGAACATTGGAGATGGTGGTATTCATCATTTCTGCTTTCACTGCCGCTTTTGCAAGAGGGGAAGGATTCAAACTTGTTGCCCAATGAGGGTCATTCTTCCAAGCCTCAATCCAATCGTCTCTCGACATATCCTGTTTCGTAATAGCGAGAGCAGTGTTAATCTCTTTCCTTGCTCTTTCCATTTCAATGTTCCTGCCAAAATAAAAAGCTGTGTCAACTTCGTTCTCTGCTACAGTATAACTTTTCTGCGTCAAGTAATTATATATCTCCCGTACCTTCTCAGCAAAAACCTCTTTATCATTACCATTTTTACTCTTAAATTGCTCAAAAGCATCTATTAAATTGCCTATTAGGGCTTTAAAATTGCTTACTACAAACGAGGTTTTTGCATCAATAAAACGGGCAATTTCTGCGTCGTTGCCATTTGAAGGCTGTTCTGAGCTTGCGCCTATCTCATTCCAAACAGAATATTGTCCTCTGTAGACAGCAGTGAAGAAAACTTCCTTTAATTCTCGCTGAAGTTTACCATAACACTTCTCAGATCGATCAATATCCCTATCTTCATATACTGCCTCAAGAGCATCCTTTCTCTGATTAAAAAGCAATGTCTTAATCTTTGCTTTAAACTCCTTTTCGATTGGTTGTTTATATATTTGATAAGGATTGTTTTCGATCATTGGGGTTTTTACCATCTCAATTACTTTCTTTGATTCTTCTTTCGGAGCTTCTGGTTTGTCCTTCCCTGGAGCTTGGTTCTGTGCTCCACCATGAGCCATAATATAAGCATAAGAAGAATAACCTCCAGGAATGAAGGCGTCATTGCCCCATTTTACGTCCTGCATACCAAGCTGAAGTCTTTTGTTTATCATATTGATTGGCCAACCCATACTCCACATAAGTTTGGCAGTAACCACCTTATCCTTATAATTCTCCTGCAATGCTCCGACAGTGGCAAGATCAAACTCACCCCAAATTCTCCCCTTGCCTCTGCGGACACCTATCCTGGAGAAGAACTTCGCCCAAAGCACTTCTTCAAAATAAGTAACCTTCGGCATCAAGCACTCTTCCCAAAACGCCTTGTGTGCTGCCTTTGATCCTTCATAGGACTTCACGTCCTTAAAAAGCCCCAATACGACTTCGTTCACACTGTAGGCGGCAAAGATTTCCTCACGGGACATCTTCTTGCCATCGATAAATTCCATGTCCCGCTGACCAAGCCTGCTTTCTGTGATCTTTGCTCCACCTTCTGCAATAACAATCCTATGCGCCTTCTTTGATCCTTTATGCCTATCTTCAAACTGCTTCAACATCCTATCATAACTATCATCATTCAACTCTTCCGGTACAGTGATATTCAAAGATGTGACCGCCCCATTCTCGAAGAATACCTTATTATACATCGATGCATGATAATCTGACTCTACGCTTAACTTGGATGCTTCGAGTGGGGATAATCCTCGTAAATCATTGTATGGATTAAACATTTTGAAATGGATGATTTGGCTCAGAGGGAATATTACTTCTATTTTCCCCGAGTATTTCCAACCCAACAACCAATTTGTTTTTATATCTATCACAGGCTCAAAGCGGGAAGGTGGAAATGTCCATATCTCTTTAGGTATCTGGGAAACATCGTCTCGTCCTTCAAGAATCCAAAAGGCTTCACCAGCCATTTCATAGAAACCGAAAGTGGCCTCAATCAACTTACTCAAGGTCATCAGAGGATTTGGATTTTGAAAAAGTTCGTAAATTGGTCCTTCTTCAACTCTCTTTGGCTCAATATCGTCTCCAGCGTCTTTGCGAATGATAAAAGGAACTCTTGCTATGTTTGACATGATGGCATTGATGCAATTATGAGTGGCAACACCAAATGCCAAATAAGAATGCTCCTTCCTCACCTCCAAATTAAAAACAGGTAGGTTGTTGACCTTCTCATATCCAATTTTATTAACTGGAAACTTTGCATATCCTTTTTCTATAGCACAAATACTTTTACCAGCATTCCACGAACCCTTCTCCTTCTTCCAAAGCATGTTTTTAAAAATCAAATTTGCCCTTCGTTTATAACCCCCACCAATTCTTAATCGGAAACTATCACGACAATCACACATTTGGTTAATTACCCAACGTCTACAACCTTCTTTTTTAAAAACATAAGGAACAATCCCTTGTCGCAACAGCAAAAATCTTAATCCTTCAACAAGAGAAGGGGAAATTGTATCAAGATTAAAATCACCATTAGGACTTTCACAACCATCCCCCCTCCAAAACCCCCTCAAGAGGAACATTGTTTTTTCAATTGGGAGTTTAGCAACCCAATCAGGTATCTTCTTATAAGATGCCCCGGTTCCAAACAAAAGGAAAAAGTCACTGGCTATTCTTGAATTAAAAAGAACGGAAACCCTTCCCTCAGAAGGTGCTTCCAAAGAATGACTAATACCAAAACACTTTTGCATCAAGGATTTAGTCTCATCAACAAAGAAACGCTCCTCAATAGAAAAGGTAAATTGCACTGTGCTGGGAAAAACTCGACCAGGACCACACTTCTTAACTCGTACATTTCCTTCGGCCAAATAATACCCTATCAACAATAATAGATCATTATTAACAAGGACCTCCTGTTCATGTTTTTTATATTTATCCTTCCTTCCTTTATTCTCAACTTTGACAACCCATTTCTCCTTGTCCTCTATAATATCAATAACAGGTGTTAGTAAATAATCACCAATCTGAATGTCCTTAGTCTCTACCCATTGCCTGCCTCCGTCCCGCTCCACATAAAATGGATGCTCTGAAGTAGCTTGAATAGGAGGAAGGCCATTGCATTTCAAACTAAACAATTTACCAGTATAATCTAAAATTTTTACCTCGATCACTTCATCCTGCTTACCAAGATGATTGTAAACAACATCTCCAACTTCCATATCTTCAATGTTACAAACACCATTATCAGTTAATATCGGTGTGCCTGCCGGAAAGCAAGCATACACCCAAACAGACTGTTTGTAAGGCTGCTGCACTACAGCAGAATAAGGACCAAGCAGTTCTCTCAAGGAGCGAAAAATACGGTGATCATCAATGAGAGGACCAACAACACCCTTCATAGCATGTCTCTGCTGACGAGAATATTCCCACGACAACAGATTGTAACCAACTTTACCAACCAACTTCTCAAACATGCTCTCTCCTCTCATATCACCCGTATACGAACACCGGCCGCCCCTTTAGTTGAATTGTGTATAGCATATCTTTTCGCATCCATCAAGTGATTTGCCCAATCGATAGGAATATCAAGAACATTGCCATTCTTATCCTTCCGCCAAGAATAACTCCGATGCTCAGAGATGAGATCAACACTACCACTATAAATATGGCAAACCATTCTCTTAACAGAATCAATCCCAACCTGAATTATCTTATGGGCGGCCTTGGCATTGAACCCCGCTCTTCGGATCTCTTCGATTCTATCAGGTTCAGCAGAATCCGCCCATATTATACGAGAACGTCTGAACTCCTTTGGAATCAAACTTTGCAGCTTTAAGATCAAGTCTGAGTTGGTGAGATTCTTGTGATACAACAACTGCTCTTCCCAGCATTCCTTCCCTTTGATGTATTCCTTAATGAGAGCAGTCGGCATATTATAACCAAAGTCAAGACCATAAGCGATCTTGTCAACGGCTCCTTCATCAGGCAGCCAGTCTACAATATCCCAGTTCTTGTAGATCAAATTCTCAAGCCGCCCCCAATTGCCCAGCGTGAAGATATTATACAACGAAGGATCCTGCGTCTCAAGATCGAGAAGCATCTGCACGTAGTCTTCTGGCAGGAATGGATTGTCTTTGTAGTTAGATATTATTTCTTCTGCATGAATGGTTGGATCGTCTACAATCTTCGTCTTGATCCAGTGATGCTCATCAATTGGGTTGAAGCTAAGGAATATCTGATTGCGAAGACCGTCTCTCGAAGGCTCCCTAACGCAGAAACGAATGTCCTGGAAGGAATCATAATCTATTTCAGTAGCTTCTTCAATCCAGACATAGTTCCAGTTAGAGGATCGAATCTTAGCGGCGTCGTCAACAGAACCATAATGAAGCAAAGAGCCATTGTAATACCAATTCAGATGAACCTTCTCTTCAATGATCCTATCCCTGACACCATATTCCATAGCGAGATCATTCATCAGAGGGTACACTGACTGGCGCAGGGATGGCAGAGACTTACGAAGTATGAGTATTTTCTTCCTCTCCTCAGTGAAGAACTTATAATGCATGAGCTGGGCTAAACTGTGGCTTTTGGAGCTGCCCCTCCCCCCCCGATCAATAACGATAGGCGCCTTTGATGCCTGGTTCCTGAAGAAAATGTCGGTAGCGACAAAAGAAAGCTCCCGCTCCTCAGGATTCTCATCATGCAATAACTCGTGCAAGTAATCCTCAGTCTGCGCCTGAGCTTGAGCGACCTTACTCCGTCGTGCCATCAGCAACCTTCCTCTTAAACTCTAAAACGGTCTTCTGAGCACCCATCTTCTTCCGAGTAGCCGCATCCGCTTTAGAAGCAGGAATGATCCTTATCTTAACAGGAGCTTTCCTTGACGAAGCAACCGGGGCTTCCATCCAACCACGAGATTTCCCTAAACACTTCAGCATGAAAATCATAGCAACCGTATCCTGTTTATTACGAATCTTGTCCATCAAATGACATTCCACCTCATCGATAAGAGCCTCCCGAAACTCTTCAAACATCTTTGACAGAGAAGGATACTTACGCAATACATTCTTCACGTGATAGACAGACAAGGATAACTTACGAGCAATGTTCGTAATCAGCCCTCCAGAAGTCCAGATAGCTTCCTCAACATTCCCATAAGTAATCTCGCCAAACACCTTCTTAGTGCGAGACACCTTGGCTCCCTTGGTAGAAGTGGCAGCTTCCCACATCGACAAGTCTCTGTCTGCATTATAATTAGTAAGAGTTGTAATATCTGCTATGATTGGTTTTGTAGGAGGAATCTCTGGGGTGGGAATTCTGCTCTTCCTTTCAGGAGTTGGCACACTCTCTTCCTTATTATCACGTGATACAAGCCGAGCCATGAGCATCACCTCCATTACTACATTCGACCACTAACACTCCAAAAACATTCTGTCAAGAATTATTTTTAATGCATGTGATTAATGTGGGAAGATGGAAGGGTTAAACTGGATGGATTAAGCTGGATGGATTAAACTGGGTTATATGATGTGTATATGTAATTACATTGTAATGACGTATGGGTTAGACCCATAAATTATAGAGGTATACTTCTATAGACGTGA